ATGGGAACAGTCACAAAACGTACACAGGCAGATGGCACTACCCGTTATCGTGCACAGGTCCGTATTAAGCGCGAAGGTTATCCTATTTATAATGCATCAAAGACATTCAGTAAAAAATCATTAGCTGAGGAATGGATTAGAAGAACTGAGGCCGAGATCGAAATAAATCCTGACAAAATGCTGAATCCTGCAGAAGAATTAAAGCAGGCAACATTGGCCGAGTTTATTACAGCATACTTAGAGGAAGCGGATAGCTTCGCCAGGACAAAAACCGGTGCGCTAAAACAGATCGCTAGTGTAGAGCTATCTGAAAAAAATATCTATTCTTTAACACGTCAAGATTTCTCTGAATATGCTATCGGACGACGCAAGGGTGATCCTGTTCGGGGAATAGACGGTGTTGCCCCTTCAACCGTTCTCAAAGAATTAAGCCACATTAAAGCAGTCATGGTGCACGCCCAATTTGTGTGGGGCAAAAACATTGAAAATGTTATAGATGAATTTGAAAAGTCTCTGACTGGTCTACGTAAATCACGCATCGTGACTAAAAGCAAACTTCGGGACCGTCTACCCACATCTGACGAGCTACAAGCACTCACAACACACTTTTATCGAAAGTGGAAAAGAAAAAAACGATCAGTTCCAATGCATTTAATCATGTGGTTTGCCATCTACTCTGGTAGACGTGAAGATGAGATTTGCTCGTTGCGCCTATCTGATTATGATCGTCACAATACACAATGGTTAGTTAGAGATGCAAAGCATCCTGATGGATCTGAGGGTAATCATAAGTATTTCCATCTTGAGCCTAAGACAACCATGCTTATAAGCAAGTTTATGGAAAAGGAAACTCGTGCACGTGTGTTAGAGATGGGATACAGCGACAAATTATTGATACCGGTAAACACTCAAACAGTTTCAGCCTATTTTACCAGGGCATGTAATCAGCTAAATATTGCAGATCTTAGATTCCATGACTTAAGACATGAAGCGGCCACACGATACGCTGAGGAAGGTTTTACTATTCCGCAACTGCAGACAATCACATTGCATGAATCATGGAACACATTAAAGCGATATGTGAACCTAAAGAAACGTGGTGAGCATCGTTTAGACTTTGCTGAAGCAATTAACGTTGCAGAATCAACATACAACGATCATTTTAAAGAGTGGAATAAGACTCAACGTGTAATTTCAGAAATGGATACTTTTGAAGCCTTCGAGGTTGCGCTGGATGACATTATCACTGTGCCCTATAAATTCCTAGAAGATCAGCTAAACGTTTTCATTGATGAACATAAGCAAAATAAATTTTTCATTCGTAAGCATGTTACTAAACTAAATACCGAACACCCTTTCGCCTGGAATAAAGATAAGCAAGAGTTTTACATTAAAGAGATCCAGATAGCTTGGGAAGATTGGTTTGCTGAAAATGGCCATGTTGATTGGTCTGAATTGCCTGGCGAAGCTTCGCATTTTGGTTTTAAAAATAATCGTGTGATTCGTTTGTTTAAGAACCGGGTTTTAGAATTTGATCAAGATCTTAATGCGTGGTTAGATATTTCTAATGATTATTTTTTCGAAGACCACTACCACATAGAGAAAGAAGCATAAAAAGATGGATACAATTCAATTTGACAAATGCATCATTTGCTTAAATGCCCCTAATGAACTTGATCTAAATTCAAAATTAACAGAAGAGCATATTGTTTCAGAATTTATTGGAGGAAAACTAATAGTCACTAATGTATGTAAATACTGTAACGATAGAATGGGCAATTTATTAGAAGGTCCCTTATCTAAAAATTTATTTTTTAGATTCTATCGATATAACAACAAAATTTTAGGAAAAAAAGGGGAATTATTTAACCCTCTCATTGGTAATTACAAATATAAGGGTTTAACACTTCAATTTAAGCATGATTTTTCTATTCGCGTACAACCTAAATATGAAATAGAAAAAAAAGAGGACGGAGGAATATCATATCGAGCTTATGTTGATATTAGCGATATAAATGAGATTCCTAAAAGTATCCATAAATCTATTTCTAGAGATGCAAAAAATTCAGGTAAGACTATTGATAAAAATTTAATCGACAAAGAAATAGACAAAATTCAAAAAAAGGCACAAGAGAAAATTGTTAGAGTTGAGAATCCAGAAGTTGAAATTGAATTAAGTTTTGAGTCTGAATTGATGGCTCTATTAGCTATAAAAATTGCATATGAACTCATCGCATTAAAGTTCAGTGAAATTGTATTTAACGAAGAGTTTGATATATTCAGAAAATCGCTTTATGAGTGTAAACTTGATCCCAATATCACCTACACTGATAATGATATTTATAATGAGTTTTCAACTAATTTATCTAGTATCCCATTTTTTCCTAAAGAAAATATAAGTAAAGTTAATGAATTATTTAAACGTAATAAAACGCTAGTTTTTTTCCTATATGGTAAGTGTAGTGTAAGAATCATTAATTTTTGGTTCAATTTTGATTTACCTAATTCTCTTAGCAATGTTTTTTTGGTTTTTTCCTCAGACAGCAAAACAGGTGAACATAACACATACACAGATCTAGATTTTTTCCGCTAGGTTAAATAAATCCTTATAAGAAAGTGGCTAAAATGTGTGCAAATTACGAACCTATCTCAAAAAGTCGAGCTCAACTATTAAATTTATATGAGCCAACATTCGAATATAAAGCCGACCTATTCCCTGGTTATGATGGTCCTATCATTATTTCCACTGATCAAGGGTTAGAGTGGCGGTCAGCTCGGTTTGGTCTGGTACCACACTGGGCAGATGATTTAAAGAAAGTAAAAAACACATATAACGCCAGATCTGAGACTGTTGCTAGTAAACCAAGCTTTAAACACGCCTGGTCAAAAAATCAATTTTGTTTAATTCCAGTTGAGACAATTTTTGAACCAAAGTACATCAATGGCAAGTCAAACTGGTACGGGATCTATCGTGAAGATGATATGCCTTTTACTGTCGCTGGTATTTATGAACATGCCACTGTTAACGGCGAACCGGTTATCTCGATGAGCATGTTAACGATCAATGCAGATGACCATCCTTTCATGAAGCAGTTTCATGCGCCAGACGATGAAAAGCGCTCTATTGTTGTCATACCTAAAGGACGGCGTAATGATTGGCTTAGCTGCAACCATGATCAAGCTAAAGACTTTTTAGTAGAGATGCCAGTTGATGAGTACACTGCAGCACCAAAATCAGATATGCATAAATTCCGACCAAACACACACTGACTAGCGACAACTTTTGACTTGTCCTTGTTTATCCACAGATAAATAAATTTGAATTTATAACGATAAAAATCTTATCCTAAAAAGGTAAATCCAAACACGCCACGTAGCGTAGGAGAAACCAAATGTCTAAGAAGTTGCCAATCTACTTCTCGGAAGGCGCATGGACGAGTCTACAGACTCTCATGGGCCAAGACGGGAAGCCTAGCCCGACTATCAATACATTGCTAGAACAGATCTCAATGCAAACGGATCTGATTGATAAACTGGGCCTTACACCTATCCTTCCAAAATCTAAAGCCAATATCCCTATGGCTTTAGAGCGCATACCTGCAGGCCCTGCTTTCGCCACAAAAGATGATTTAGATACGACCGTAGATCTGAATGAATACCTCATTCATAACCCTATATCATCATTTATGGCCCGCGTAGACAGTGAGTCAATGCTTGGTGCTGGGCTCGAAATTGATGATCCAATTATCATAGATCGCAGCATTGAAGCTGCACATCAAGACATTGTGGTAGCCTTAATCGACAATAAAGACTCAACGATTAAGCGGCTTATGATCACGGCGAAAATGTCAAAGAACGACATTAAAGAGATCTTCGGTGATGAGAATTACCCTTTGCCTAAGGTTTGGCTGAAAGCTGAAAATCCCGCTTATGAACACATCATCCCTGCTGACAATCAAACCGTGGTTGTATGGGGCGTGGTGACATTCAACTTAAAGCGTATGCATTACCGCTCATAACAAGAAGAATAAACATGAAAAGTAATACCAGGATATTCGCGCTAGTGGATGTCAATAACATGTACGCGTCTTGCGAACGTGTTTTTAATCCCGCGCTTAATGATCGGCCAGTAATTGTGCTCAGCAATAATGACGGCTGCGCTGTGGCCAGAAGCCAAGAATCGAAGGATCTAGGAATCAAAATGGGTGTTCCCCTCTTTCAAATTGAGGACATCGTTAAAAAGCATAATGTACAAGTGCTATCAAGCAATTACGCACTTTACGCCGAAATGTCACGGCGCTTTATGTTGATGCTTGGCCAGTATGTCGCACCAGGTGAGCAGGAAATCTATAGCATAGATGAATGTTTTTTAGAGCTCACCTCATTCGAGAAAAATTTTGATTTAACCGCTTATGCTCAAGAAATGAGATTGAAGGCTCAACAGTGGCTTGGCTTGCCTTGTTGCATTGGAATAGGCCGCAGCAAGACCGAGGCTAAAATTTCCAACCATATAGCCAAGAAAAATAAGTATTTCAATGGTGTATGTAATTTAGCAGAGATGGACCCTTGTTCAGCAGAGCTATTGCTTGCACAGGTGGATGTAGGCGAAGTCTGGGGCGTTGGCCGTCAGAATTGTAAGAAACTAAACTTAATGAACATTAAGTCTGTATTGGATCTGATTGAGTCAAATCCGAAGGAAATTAAGAAGTCTTTCTCGATAGTAATGGAAAAAACTGTACGTGAGCTGCAAGGCGTTTCATGCATTGATATCGAAAATGAGAACCCATCAAAACAGCAAATTATAAGCAGCCGCTCATATGGCCAACCAGTTTATGAGAAGGATGACATTAAATCATCGGTGCGATTATTCGTGACTCGAGGCGTTGAACGCATGCGACATGATGGCTCTATTTGCAAAATGATTGGTGTGTTTATTCAGACTGGTAAATTCAATAAGGATGAACGTTATTCTCCGTACATCATCGTACAAATGCCTGAACACACAGACGATTTATTAGAGATTACTAGGGCGGCAATGAAAGGTATTGATCAGATCTACAAGAAGGGATTTAAGTACAAAAAGGCTGGCATTGTTCTACTCGAGTTAATTCCAAAATCTAAATTCGTACCTGATCTTTTCACAGATTACACGCATCGAAATCAGCGCGAAAAGTTGTCACAAACCCTAGAAGCAATCAAGGAGAAGTATGGAAAAGACCATGTTTCACTTGGCCTGTGTAATGACACAAAAGCAATTTGGCAGATGAATCAAAATCGCCGCTCTCCCTCATATTTAACAAACTGGAACGAACTTTTTAGAATCGGGTAATCACTATGCATATTTTTAAATTAACAAACGAGCAACTTGCACAGATCCTTATTCCGAAGCGGTTCGTTCCTGAGAGGCCTGCTGAATTGGAAGGAAATAATGTCGAGTATGTTTTTGATAGTGAAGATAAATTCGAATTAACATATGATGAGCTATTAGAAATAATTGGAAAGGCAAGATTGGCTGGACCGCAATTAATCCCTGTTATTGGTACTGTTGACTAAGGTTTAAAAAGAATGATTTGTATATACTGCGGAAATGAGTCCAATGGCCAAGATAGAACAAAAGAACATGTAATTCCACAATGGCTAATTAAAAAGCTTGGAATTGAAAAACAAAAATGTCAATTTTCACCAGTCTCTAAATATCTGGAAGAATTTCCAATTACTAGTCCTGTCCCTAACACGTTAGTTCATAAAGTTTGTCAAACTTGCAATAATGGATGGCTAAATGAAATCGATAATTCATGTAAAGAGTTATTGATTAAAATGATAACTAAGGATGAATATAGTCATTTACTAAATACAAATAATATTCAAATTCTTCAAACACTTATATTTAAAATTTTCCTAAATTTTTTAGCAACAGGTCCTGAAAGCTTTAAGAATGTAAGATTAGAATATTTTAAAGAATTCTATAATTATAAATATCCACCAAATGGAACTGAACTATATATATCAAACATTTTGCCTCGTGAAAAATTTTGTATTTCGCACTTAGATCACTGGCAATATTTTGATAAGGAAATTCATGAAAGTATTAACGAAACTTTTAAATTAAATAAAACTTTAAGTTTTAAATTTTTTTTACAATTAGGAAAAATTTCTTTTGTACTTTCTCATAGCGGTGCCGATGCAAATATCATTTATAATCCAAACATGCTGACACCATTGAAAATTAAGGGAACTACAAAACCTCATGCTATGAGAATTGAAAAATGCATATCACCCGTAGATAGCACAATAGCAAATATAATTTTATATAATTCTCTAAAAATTAGTGTATTGAATACTAGATATTCACTATTGTTCTATACTAATTAAGCCCTCCTCAGAGGGCTTTTACACTTATGCCTATATGAATATTGTTGTTTATAGTATGAGCTGTGCAACCCGGTACAAAACACAAAACTAAAACGCTCAGAATCAATGAAGATAATGAGCGTTTGCATTTAAATTTCTGGATCTGACTTTGCATAATCACCCATCCTCTATTGGCACCATAACAACGGTCTGGCCTGCCAATTCGTGATGACAATCAGATAAGAATTGAATCTTTCCATCTGTTAGAAACAGATGACAACGACTTTCTGGATGGTGATCATTTACGAGTAATGACGGCGTGAATGTTGGCTTATTTACATCGCCATTAAAATTCCATTTGCTGCCATTTGGATGTGAATTGACGTGAAATGGATGTAAATACTTACACCCAGGGCACTTAAATAAGTACATCCCACTACTCCAATACTCAAGATATGGAGTTAATTCAGTAACTGTTTCACTCATATCAAAAGGCCTTTAAAAATAGTTCACGCTCTGCAGCACGGCGGCGAACCAAACCTTTTAAGACCCTTCCTCCACCAATATTCCAGACTTTAAACTGGTCAGCCGCACCATTAAAATCACCTTTATTCAGTTTGGCTAATAAAGTTGATTTCTTAAATGCAGTTTCACCAATGTTGTATGTCAGGCTCACCAGTGCATCAAACTGATTTTGATTTACCACCACTTTTACAGCCTGATTTACTGCAGTCTCAAAGCGCCGCAAATCATGTTGAAAAAAGGTTATTGCTTGCGCTTTGGTGCAGGTATCACCTCTTTTCACTTTAACGCCGTTTGGATAAATCGTGGTGCCAAATCCAATGGTCCAGACTCCCACTCCATCGTCATAAGCTGTAAGCACCAGATCTTCAAAACTAGTGATTAAGTTGATACCCACTTGACTGGTTTTCATGCCACTAGATTGATATTCATCCAAAATTTCACTGAATCGATCAACTTGGCTTTGTGTGAGCTTGCCGCCTAATAGTTCACGGGCAATGTCAAAGAATGCCTTTATATCCATTTCACTATCCTCTAAAAATCAGAAACCGCCCGAAGGCGGCTGTTTAATATTGCGATCTAACTGTCTTTGTCTTTTTTCTTTTCTTGCTCTGAACTACCGAAGTAGAAACCGCAAGCTGTTGTCATTGCCCCTGCAATAAAACCCAAGGCCGTGTTTATCAAGTTGCTGTTTTCTCTTGGCATATCGACAAAAAATAAAGCGATTACCAGGACAAACATTAAAGCAACCAAGGCAAAGGCCAGATAAGCCCGAGTATGTTCACTTGTCATCAAAATCCCCTTTTATCCGTTCTTTGGTTTGCTCATACTGCTTCTTACGCAATTCGTGAATTTCCTCTGCTCGCCTATCATCACGCCGCTTGAAGTACAACGTCATGAAAAAAGTGATTACACCGATAAAGACAGAGAACCATACTGCCCAATCAATATTTGCTGCATACGCTGCCACTGATGCCACCCCTGATGCATAAGATACTTTTGGTGCTGCTGCTGCGATTGTGTTAGTAGCAGCTTCAACCGCGCTTGCTGCTTGTTCTTGCATTTCCTGTCTCCAGAAATGAAAAAACCTCCTAAAAAGGAGGTATTAATTAAAATTTTATTAAATCAAGTTCGGCAAGATTACCTTGCTCAATTGGTACTGCGTTTCAATTTCCTCATCTGTTAGCACACGATTCCACTTTGCAGACTTACACAAAATCAAAGGCAAAGCCGCAATTGTGGATGTTGTATGACCATGGCCAAAGTAATAGAACAAAGGTACTAAACCAGATGCAACAGGAATTGTTCCAGTTACACCCAATTCGGCATTTGTTTTAGTTACCACAATATTTAAGGTCTTGTTGTATAGAGACCATTTATTCCCATCGAACGTAAGGACCATAAAGTACTGACGTGTTTCATTGGGGATAATAGATCCAATATTTGAGCTGGATGCACTTCTTAACCGAGCACCTAGAGACTTATCCGTTTTGCAATATTGCATCATTGGTGCATTATTCGATGTAACGCCGTTACCAATATCTAAGAAAATACTAATTCCTGGCGCCGTGATTGGATTGTCTACATTCGTTCCATCCCAACCACCTACAAACATCAAAGTGAATTTAACAGCGCCACCAATCGGAATTGGTGTAAAACCGACACTAGATACTAAACAGCCGTTTGCAATCCGCACCCCTAAACCATTCAATGCTTGAGTGACTACCGTAGGATCTACAACACGCGACCCACCACCTGCAACAGATGTGGTTCGATATGGAACCAGATCTGCAGTCTTTGTTGTTAAATCTTTCAAATTCCCACTTGCAAGATTAAAGGCAAAATCTAAAGAGTCTTTTGCTACAAATGGGAAAATATTTGGTAATCCCTGGCCAGTAAAATCAGCCCCTTTTAATTTATAAACAGTGCACGCACCCATGTTAAACCACCTCTTTTATTGAGCATTTTGCAACTTGGATCTCGCCATCTTCCGCATTTAATCGAATGGTTAGGCTTGTTGTGTATGGTTGGACCTCGATATAGAACGTTAAAGGTCTCCACTGTAGACCTGCAAAGTCATATTGATCAGCTCCGCCAGGTGTTGGTCTAGCTACTTCGGTCCACGTTTCTAACTTCAACATTTTCAGATCAAGCGTATCTTTAGTAATGGGAGCCAGTGCCCCGCTTTGGCTTCTGTCTACCACTTGAGTTGGATCTAAAGATGAATATTTGGCGTTCGTCATATCCAAATATGCCTTAGGAAAATAACGAGCCCATGCCACCACCTTGAATGTTCTCAACTCCTCAGATGATGCAAAGGAGATTGATTGCTGTACAAAATTGTCAGGTGTCAAAGTAACGACACCATCTACAGCGATATTCAAATCCGGTTTACGTGGTGCATTACTTACATCGATAGGAACAATAGAGGCAACAGACCCGCCCAAAGTCCACCCACTAAGCTGAGCACTACCAAGTAATGGTTGAGTAAGTAATTCAGACCCTAATTTTTGTTTTATATTATTCAAAGTTGGTAAACTGTTTTCATATTTATCAGCGATATAGTTCACTGAAATTTCACTTAATGAAAACGCGCCTTTGATCATCAAATAAAGCTTATTACCAACCATTGAGCTAATCACGTCATCTTTATAAATCGTGATTTTTCCACCTGCCAAATCAACCAAACGCCATTTACCCCTTGGCTTGTTCCAGTTAGCTTGGTAGTTCGGATCTGTTGGCGGGACTTTAACTATCTCTACAGATTTATCCATGTTATTACGGACATAACAACTGACAGTACCGACAACACTCAAATTGATCTCAATCAAACTTAAATGCTTTTGAAGTGCGTCTAGTCCTATTTCAATCAATGCATAATCTGAAAATGAGATAGGCGTTTTATTAGCAAGTTTGACGTATTCATCATCGCGTAAAGTCCAAGACAGATCGCCAGCCGCTAAAGAATCCAGTTCATCGTACTTATATTCATTAGCAAGTGAATAATGGCCTACAGTAATTTCTTTCCACTTTTTCGCTTTATCCACTGTAGATTTAAACAATAGATCTGCATCAGAAGAAGAAACAAAGCCAGGACGTTTGCGGAAAATTTTAAGCGTCCGCATTGGTTTTTGTTGTTTGATATATTCAAGCATTGGAAGCCACCACAACCCGCCGTTTCGGGTTCCTGTGTGCCATTGGTGGAATAATGTTGCAGCATCATAGAAACCTACCTGTCGATTTAAAACATCATTCCAAATAATCGGAATTTGATACTCATCCGCGATAGATTTAACTGCTTGATGCTGTGTGCTGTTCATTAAGAAATAACTAATCAAAACTGGCTGCACACCGTGGGCCAGACAGATATCAATCAAACGGCGTGTGTTTTCTTGATAATAGGTAAGGTCAACAAGTGTAAAAGCACTATCATTTGCAAACGATGCGATGAAAGCAAAACGAGGTTTCATTGATTTTAATGAAGCCCCAAAAGTCTGAACATCATTTAAAACCCGTGACTGCATGTTCAATAGATCATTGCCACTTACCCCATAATTAATATGGCGATACGGTGAAAGTTGGCTGAGTTGGCTTACATACGATTTATCCTGCACACAATAATGTGAAGCAGTCATGCTATCCCCGATATGGGTAATCGCATCATCTGTACCAATTTTTAAAGTTCGAACAGCACTGTTAGTGTCTGGTAATTTGATATTCAATTTAGGAATATCTACAGATCCATCTCTACGAATCGCAAAAACAATATTCCCTTTCTCATCTGTTTTCACTTCTAGAAAATCAGCATGGACAATCGTTTCAACTAAGGTGTTATTAACATCTTGCGATTCAAGTTTAGGGGCATGAACAGCTCCATTTCGTTTAATCCCAAGTGCCATATTGTTATAACTATCTGGAAAAGCGGCTACATAATTTCCATTTTCAATTACCATCAGCTTATCTTCTATACTTTCATCTGTATAAGTTATTGCTTGATCTAATTCGCTTAGTCCTGTGTCATGCCATTTTGGGATTGTTTCTGGTGCGCGAGTCTCCCAGATCCAAACTTTAAAAGTATCGAATGCTTTACCCACCACAGGCTCAACATTTGGAACATATGCTAAAAGATCTGACTGCTTATCAAACGGGACATATAACCCGCTTTCCACCGACTCTTTGATGATTTTTTGAAAATATTCAATTTCGTTTGCTACATCTGCTTTAACCCGATCAATCTCAACTAAAGCCTCGTCAATTACTGTCTGATCAACCTTAATGTCCAAGTTAGCTAGAACCTTTCTTAGGATCATTAAAATGTCAGCTAGACTATTTGCGTTGCTTAAAATCGCATTCCAATTCGTTGCCATATACTTTTCCTTGGGCAATAAAAAACCCGCTTTCGCGGGCTTCATTCAAATTTCGTTTATTTCGCTTTAATTACATACATTGCTGAAATGTTTTTAGGTCGGTTCTCAGCTGCAGTTGGGACTACAAGGGAAGCATCAAATTTTGCACCCCATGCGTTACCTGTTCCTGATGTATCGCCTGTACTACTTTTATTTCCTGGAATAACCTCAAATGCGCCAGTTGCTTGTAATGCATCAACAAACTGTAAATTCGTTGCATCATAGGCACCTGCTTTCAGATCACCTTCAATGTTCCGGATTGCATCCCCCTGAATAGTTCCTAATTCACGCTCAGCATCCAAACCTTTGCCATGGTCCCACCCACGCACAAACTCGCCGCGATAATCCGGAACAACAAACGTATTCGCATCACCACCATACTTGTTGCCTAATTTAGCTGCCAATTTTGGGAAATCTGCCTTGTTATATGTCTGTCCATTACACTCCAAATAATTCACTGGCACAGCTTCAAAGGGGCAAATACTAATTAAGCCGATCGCATCATCATTGATACCAAACAAGCTATTAATGCGGTTCGTTAAAGATGTGATATCAAGATTGTGATCTAGAATTAACTGATTAATTCTCTGATTGATTGTGTCCACATCAAGTGCATGAGCCTGGGCGAGTTGGTTAATTGAGTTGGTCAGATTGGTCACACTAGATTCATGTGCATCAATGATCTCATTTACCTTTTTTGTGACTTTATTAAATAACCAGTTAAACCACTGACGGGCGGGCTGCAGTCTGGAAGGAAAACCATTATCAAGATCTAGGCCCTCGGTATTACTACCGCTTGAGTCTACGTTTTTGGCAAACTCATTTAATTTCTCAATACTCATCTTCGCCCTCGAAAATCAACCTCACCCCAGAAGGTAAAGGGAACATTAATTTAACTAGCTCACGCTCAAAGACTTCATAACTGGCTAAGAATGAAAAAGTGATTGTCATGTCTTTGTTGTCTCTAAACTTGAACGGTTTATCGATTACCAGAGAAATAATTTCTTTCGCTGATAGCTCTGTACAGTCGCTTTTATTCAGCAAGATTTTTGCTTTAATCACTCGTTTAAAAAGCTGCGGAGTCATCTTTAACGCCGTGTAGCCACTCATGCCCGACTCACGCCAATAACCAGATTTAAAACTCGGATCATCTGTCTCACGCCAGGGCAATGTGGCAGGTTGTCCCTGAAAGCCAAAATAAGGAACCGGCACTGAATTGGGTATCGAGTTCGGTGCACCGAGCCAATCGGCAATAATCTGCAGCTGATCACCCTTGGCCGTTTCAAGATCAAACTTGCTGCCCAAGCTACTGAGACAATCAAGACAGTCAATCAGTGGATTAATTGAGGTCTCGACCGTCTGCCTAAATTTAGGCTTGTCTCGATGCTGGCTCGTTAGCAATGCGATATATTTACTTGCATCCACTAGAACCCTCCTGAGGTATTGATCTCAATGTTATCTGTATCGCAATAGGCCACGGCGTTAAATGCCAAATTGTAGTCACCCACAATGGGTACACTATTTGCGATGATCTCAATTGAATCAATTTGATAAGTTTCAGAGTCCAGATTGCCAAACAAACCTGCAGGGATATAAAGCTTGTTCATCATGATTCGATCGCCAATATCGAGCTGATTCACATAGTCGGCCAAGTTCTGCTTAATATTGCTTTCAATCTCTTTGGTGTATTCCGAAGATCCGACCAGATTTAATTTAAAGCCGATGTTGATGATATTTGGCCGATACAATGAGACCATTTCCTCATCACCAAATGAATTGATCACGGTGACGTTGACGTTTCCAAACCACCCACAGCCCAAGCTTTTCTTTGCACGCATAATTCCCGCGATTGCTGCAGCATCACCACCAGCAACGACAACACATAAGCTATGAGATGGAATGCCGAGACTGTTTGTAGAATCGGTGTCGTTCTCGTATGTCTTACAGCGAGAAATGCCAGGTAAACTAAAGATCGCCCCTTTAATGCTGTCCGTTTTAGATTGCGAAGGTATGGCCACCGATAATGCTTGCCTTTGTCTCAGCTTTGCGTCTGACTCAACGGGCATTCCTAAAGTCGATGTCGCGGGATTATTTACCCCTTTCCAACCTCGTGTTGGCTTACCAATCGTTTTGATAGTGTTGCTCATGGCCAGAATTGCACCAGGCTTTTTGGCCGTGGCTGTAATAACAATTTGACCCGAGTTGGGAATTGTCACCAAGTCTGGAAATATCCATTGATTACCGTTGTCATCGAGGGCGTATCCCTTGGTGATTTCCGTAGTGGCCACACCTGTAATTTCTAGATCTACAGTCGAGAATGTTGGTACCTGGCGAGCAATTCCATTTATGGCCACATTGCGAGAAAGCGCATCTTTCTTGGCTGTCTTAGGTGAAAAGGTAGAGTAAGTGTCCACAATTGCAGCATTTACATCAGCGATTGCACGGGAAAACACACCGATCCACTGCCCATCCTGGCTATCGTTTTCTAGGTATGCATCTTCACCATAAATACTTTTGTATTGTGTCTTGAGATAATCAACTATCTCGTAATAGGTGGGTGCTACGGGACCACTATCGGTAATAACTGGCGCAACTGTCGTCAATGTCATGTCGTTAAGTCCCCGTTAATGAATGCTTCGCCGTAAATGGTGTTTACCGTCATCGATACAGTTAAACGGCGTGTTTCTGTATCTAAAGAGCTTTGAAAATCGACTATGTTATTTACACCCGGTGTTTCTAAAACCCGTTGCCTAAGTGTCAGCTCATAAAGGTTCTTGGAATGCTTACCAACAATCGACTGACTCCATCCTGTACCGTCAGATGTGTCAGCAAACCATTCCCCAAGCCAAAGTTTTAGCCTGGATAAAATTGCCTGCGCCACGGTCTCTGGTGAGTTCACAAGAAAGTCATTCTTGCCAGATCCAAAAACATAGTCGCCATCACTTGAAAGTTTTCTATAGCGCATAAAAAAAGACGCTTTCGCGCCCCTCGTATTAATTGGTCTATTATTCTGGTGGACCTGATGTGTTAGATCCAGATTGAACACCTGTGTGTTTATGGCCAAACAGACTGACCAATTTAGCCAGAACATCTTCAAACGACTTAATCAATCCATCAACCGTTAATGTCTTTTTCATTTCCACATCACAATGAAAGACAGCTTTCTGGCCTATGAAATTAAAGACACCATCTTTTGTGATTTGGATCTTTGTTGCATTGTCATCACTGCGGATCTCAAGGCTATCTGTAGAAATATTCGATATCTTGTTTGCCTGTGATTGCGGTCGGAAAAATGCAAAGCCATCTGATAGATCATGATGTCGAGTATCAAAGGGATTCTGAACACCACCAGATTGCCACCACAGGTCAATATTGCGCGATGAGAAACTTACAAGGCATTCATCACCCACATTGATTGGATGCGTGATAGTGAAGCCGCCAGCGCACGGAAACATGACTGGTACATCCTGCAATATCGGAATTTCTAACATTTCGACATTTCCGTCAGGTGCACGTACCGGCACTTTGATTAAGGGCTTCACTTCTACAGTGATAGCATCAGGATCATAACTCACCACTTCACAGGGTAAGTTAGTCCAGATCGCCAATATCTCTGCAGTAACAGCATCTTTAATAATGCTAAGCAGATCTGGTGAACGTTCATTGATTGTTAATGCCATCTATTCAGCCCTCGGTGTGGGTGACCAGCTTTCATCGACTGCATTTATTGAGATACCTGATTTCGGAACCACCGCCCCAAGTGCTGTGCAAACCATGTTGGTGTACCAGTCATCCCCACGTGTATCCCCACTGTGTTCGATTGCCTGGATAATGAAAATCCCTTGGGCATTGGTTGCCAGTTTCGGGGTTTTATATGGTTGGTCGACCTCTTGGCCACTATATGCAATATCGTAGTTTTCTGACTGCAGGTTCGTTAAATCGATCTGAATACGGTCCATGCGTTTAAGCTTAGGATTCAATAAGCATTTAACGACAAGGCCCTCGCTGGTTAATTGAGGCATCCCAACCATTCCCGTGTCTGCAGTTAAAACAAACATCGGTTGAATTGAGTATTTATCCAATTCAGTAGAATTTATGACACCATCGGAATAATCAAAGGTGACATTATTTTCACGGCCAACCTTTTCAATAAACCCATGAAAGCTGCCAAACAGGGTTCGCCCACGTGGGTACTTTTGATCGCTTAACTGGACCAGATCCCCCGCATCGATTCCATACTTCTTGGCTTCCTCAACAATTAAATCGCTCAATCCTTGAATTGGTGTACCTGCAGGCACAGATTGATTAATTACAGCTTCATTACGGACTTGATCACCAGCAATGGCCAGCACACAAAGATAGGTATCCACTGGACTATATCGACCACGGCGGTATTGAAACACGCGCCCTTTAAAAATAACCTCAGGCTCATCATCCCCATAGCTACATGCCAGGATAACTTGCGTATTCTTTTTTGAATCATCAACACCGGCTAATTTATTCATGGTTTCATGAGATAAATTGTAGATATAAAGTTCTGCAGCTTTGGGCTGCTCTGTCGTTGCTTGGCTCACTATAAAAGTAATTTTAAAATCTGAAAAATCCAATGCATCTGGCGTATTCTGATCAACTTGAATCGTTAGTCTGCAGTTGCGCATCCATTGTCTTGTCATGTGTCACTCCAAAACAGTTTAATTCTAGTGCTTAGGTCATTAAATGCCTGGCTCTCATCTTCATTCGTATTGAGCACGTATAGTGCACCCTTAATGATGTGTTGATGTTGGACCAGTAAATTGTCACCTACCAACATTGGTAGGCCAACAATTAAAGGGTTCTCTGCAGTATCAAAAATATCTAAAAACCATTGCTCAGCTCGATAGATCAGCTGCAGTTTGTACTGCACCAAACCCAAGCGGATATTGAATTTCTGATTACCATTGTTAAAAGGAATTTCGTAAATCATGACTATTCACCAAATAAAGCCAATTTAATCGTTTCGACACTTTTATCTAGAACAGACTGATTTACTGGTTTTGCTTGAACGGTACCGCCGTCTGAAACACTTGCAGTAGCTTCCGGATTTGCTTGGTTTTCGATAGCAATAACTGACATTTTGGTACTGACCATCAGCACTTTTTTAAAAGTAATATCGATCATCAAAACGTTTTCAGTCTGCAGATCCGTAGTACACCCAAGCGACTTGATAAGCATGTTTGTGTACAGCCGCTTACCAGTTGAAATGATCAGGGGTAAAGCTTGTTCTTGTAGCTGCAGTAATGTTTGATAAACGATAGTCAAACTCGTATTACCACCCAGAACAGTATCGCCAAGAAAACCATTTAGTGTGCCGGCACTTTCAGACCATCCAACTTTCATTGTCACTTCTGGCGGCTCTTTGAATGCATGATCCGAAATAGCCGCACCGACTTCCGTTGGATGCTCTGTGACTTTCAACTCGTCCTTATGCTTTTCTTCGACCGTTACATCTGCGAAAAGACCCATGATCGTTCGACCACGGCCAGATAATAATAGAGAACCAAGGATCTCAGAATTTTGATATGACGTAACAGCGCCTAGGCCGCCATCAATTAATGTACCTATTGCCATATTTTCACCTATAAAAAAACCGCCATTTGGCGGTTTTTTTTATAAATATAGAATTTAATTACTCTGATGATTTGCACGTATTTGACGAATTTTATCTTCCAACTCTATTTGTCTTTGATAAAGTTCATCTTGTTTCTTTTTACTTCCAAATAGTGAGGGTTTATTCATTTCACGCGTTCTTTGTTGTACTACCTGCCTCAACTCGGAATCATAAGGCCCTATTTCAGCATATAGCTTTTCTCTATCCGCATTTTCTTTATCTAATTTATCAAATCTAGCTTGATAAACTCTTATCATTGAAGTCCAGTGCTCAAAGTCTACCCTTGGCCCTATAAGTCCATCAGATGCAGCAGCTCTCCAAACTCGTAAACTTATTTTGGGATCTTTACTAGCTTCAATCCAATCATAATAAGATCTAATGAATTTTGTATAACAATCCTTTTGATAAGATTCACTATTAAAATATCGTGCTTCTTCATCACATCGATCAAAGGTATTTTTTAAACGTATGTCCCAAACATTAAAATCAAATAAAATTGGTTTATTGTTTAGAGAATAACTTCCATTACTTAAAATAACTTTGCTTTTAAGATCATCAATTAAGAGCTTTGATGCTTGACCAGCCTTACTATCAATTGCTCCCGCATGAACTATAAAACTGCTCGAAATAAGCAAAAAGAAAAGACCAAATTTTTTAAATTTCATAAATTGCTACCCTCAAGCAAAAAATCCAACTCAATAAACTAAACAAATATACCCTTTGCACCCCTTGCCATGATAGTCATCGCATTTTCCTGCTGACGCTTAATTGCATTGGCAGACTCCACTGGACTTGAAGCTCCATTAATAGTCATATCAGTCTGATAATTTTGATTAATGGTGATATTACTAGCAGACATATCATTCGAGCTATTAACCTGTGCCTTATGAGGATTGCCATTAGGGATACTTGCATTTTCAGCAAATCTGGCAAGATCTTTCGAGTTATTTGGCAAAACAAATTTATCAGTTTTATCAATTTGACCCTTTAATTTGCCTAAATTAGTCCTCCGTCGCTGATCATGGGCTTTCCAATCAAATTTCGTTTTACCTTTATTAATGTAATCTTGACCATAAGCCCAGACGATATAGTTTTTACCTAATGTCTTAGCGTAATTTTCAGGATCTGCATTTGGTGAAGATTCGAACAATTCTTTGGTTTTACTATATCTCTTGATACCGTAAATTTCACTTCTAGCAAACTCAGCCATTGCTTTTAGTGACCCTTGATTTTTCAACATATGTCCTGTCTCATCAAGCAGATTTTTAGACTTTAAGTAGTTAATTAACTTTTCCTTCCTATCACCTTGCCAACTAAAAAAACCAAGATTTTGTTTTGAATTCCCTGCATCTGAATGAGTTCCAAACATTGTATCAAGGTTATATTCATTTTCACGACCAACTTCTGCAGTTAGTGCCATAGCCTGACTCATAGTAAACCCAGAATCTAAAAATGCTTTAAACACAGATAATCTGCGTCCTTCTTTGGTTTTTAATGAGGTTTCACTTACAACACCTTTAACCGCATCCACTGTGGCTTTTGCTGCACCTGTGGCAACAGACTGGTACCCAATTTCTCCCCGTTCACGTTGCTCAACACGAGTTTGAGCATCAGCATTGCCAAACATGGCCAAACCTTTATCAACCATGGAGAATGCAAAATCGGTAATACTGGCCACTTTGTCCTGGGTTGGGGTTACTTTCTTCGGATCTGTTGGATTGATGTATTTATCAACCGCATCATTTACCTTCTCTGCAGTCTTAGTGACACCTTCCTGAACCTCGGTCGCTACCTCTTTTAAAGCACCTGCAGGATCTTTAATAATTTTCTGAATAAACTCGATTGTCTTGTCTTTGATCTTGTCGAGAATATCTAAAAAATCTTTGATCTTGTTGATAATGGTATCAATGCCATTGGTCCACTTAGACCAGTCAAACAGTGACTTGCCGCCTTCCTTCCACGTTTTGTAATCGTCATAGAGCAAGGCAAGTGCAGCACCTAATGCCAGGATAATCCCGATTGGTGATGCTAGGAATGCGAGTCGGAACAGCTTAAGCAATCCGATAAAGGTTTTAAACGCTGGTATAAACTTTAAAAGTAGCCCGAGCGACTTGGCCATAGCCCCGAACATTAACGCCAGCATTGCAAATCGCAGGCCAACGGCGAGACCTTCTTTGATTTGAGGATTCAATTGTGAAAAGGCATGAATACCTGCCTGAATCAACTGATTCAACATTCTCAAGATTGGAATTAAAGCTTTACCTGCCTGCATGACAATGACCTGAAAGCCTATTTTAGTCATCATTGTCAGATCACGGTACTCGGTCATAAACTCATTGCCAGACTTAGCTAAATCATTATTCATGCCGAGTTCTTTTTGGATCTTCTGGTATTTATCCATGTTGGCCATGAATTTACCGTCACGCATGGCCATCAATGTGTTTTGATCGATGCCAAGGGAATTAGCATAAGCATTAGCTTGATAAGATGGCATTTTGGCTAAAACACCACTCAGATCCTTCATAACTTCCACACGGTCACGCATTGCGCCGTTTGCATCACGTGTATTTACCCCAAGACTTTTAATCTGCCCTTCATATCCTGGCGAATTACGGATCTTCTCGGCCAGCGATTCAAGAGATCCGACTGCACCCTCTGCACTTCCTCCAAGCTGTGCAATGGCATTCCCATAGGCATTAATGTTGGTAACACTTGCACCAATACGTTGAGATGAAAAATACAGCTTATCCAACTCACTGGCCGTTTGTTTTACCGCTAGTACTGCACCAGTGGCCAAAGCCAATAAAGCGCCGTTTAATGCCTTAGCTTTCCATTCAATGCCATCCATGGCACTTTTCATATTGGCTAAGCCTGAATTGTCAGTGTCAAATCCAAGCGAAACCAAGAAATCACGAATTACACCATCTGCCATGGGAACACCTATTTATTTAACTACTTCAATTAATTTCGCCATGGCATTAACAATGTTTGAAAATTGCCATAAAAATACGCCAAATAAGATCGACCCTGTAACTTTCCAATAACCATATTTTTCCATGATCAACTCCACTTTCTGTAAAATCACTGCTATAATTTCATTCACAGTTTTATTTTCCTTTTGTTCTCGCACGTTCATTTGGATACAAAAACCCCGATAGCGACCAACTATCGGGGTTTTTCTTTTGTTTAATTATTCATTGCTTCACCCATCAGCGAAACATTTGGAAGTTGTATAACTCACTTTTACAACTTCGAGTTTTTTCTTTCGCGTTCCTTGTTCAACAGATATTCATTATCTGCAACGACATCAAGCGCATCATTCATGAGAGCTATATCAGCGAGATCTAGCTCCCCATTCGTTAAAGACTCGTACTTGCACATGCCTTTGATCACTGGCCGCATGAGCCAATCAGACTCATCCGGTAAGGACCTGAAATTTATTGCGGTTGCTTCTGCATGCTCGATGCCTTCATAAGCAACCCTTGAATAAAATTTCCCAAGTTAATCCGGATCGTTGCAATCACCAGCGGTAATACCTGCGTCATATCGATGTCATCAAACATGATGCTGTTATTACGACAGACAACAGCACCACCACGCTTAGCAACGCCCAGACATTTAAAAATGATGTAATTCACATCATCCTCAGGCATTTGTGCGATTGCATCCATCAACGGCGACAATGCATCGGCCAATGGCTGCAGATCGCTAAGATCACCGCTTTCACCTTGGTCAATAGAATCAATTGCTTTTGCTAAATCACCTTTGGCCACTTCCGAAATAATCGGCATCAACTTAGGCACAATAGGTGCAATTTTTCGGGATACATGAAACTGAGCGACCGCATCTAAGCGGCCGATCGTGTATTCAATTCCATTAATTTCCATAATTTAAAACCTTACTCGTATGTGCCAAGTTTCATATCGACTTTGATTGAGTCGAATACCCATTCCACGATGCTGCCATCTTTAGCATTTACATAGTCTGGGACTTTCTTAAATGCACACTTATTGGCCGTGTTGTTATCACCAGAACCTTCATGGTTCAGGGTAATAGTATTCTTACCCCATTTACGCGTATCAACTTTTTGCAAGTTATAGAGGTTCATTAACTTGGCGTTAGTTGGTGAGGTTTTAAGAAAACGAATAGTGACTTGACCAGAATTGTCGGCATGTAATGAATGCATTCCCTCACCATCTGCTCCAATGGTCATGGTGTTTTTATCACCAGCCATGGCAAAGGTAATACCTTCATCAGAAATAGCTGCGCCATAACCCAGATCAATCACCGCGTCTGCACTGGTTAAAGTGCAATGGGTATCCATAAAAGAATATGTACTCACGAATTACTCCTTAGCGGTTTACGGCAACAAGAACATCAGCAAAGTGTGTTGCGCCTGCTAACTTGGCCGCGATTTGAAATACTGGCGCTTTACGTGCTTCACGCTCTGCCTGTGGTTGATCATCTAAGCTATTGGCATAGACGTAATATGCTTTTGGCAAATAATCACCTGTCTCAAGTACGCCAAAGCTGTCGCCATTCCATCGACCAGGACCAAGCAAGCCATTGGTCACACCTTGCTCACAAGCTGTTTCAAGCACACCACACTGACGGTTCACACCTGCACCGGTTTGCGGGATCTTGGTAGAGTTGGTGTAGTAGAGATTCCATAACGATGTCTCAAGATGATTTTGAAACCAATCAAGGCCGTGGATCTCATCAAAGAATGTGCCATCCGTCATGACACCCTCTTGCAGAATGGCCGTGTCATTGTTATAGCCTGCAAAAACATTACAGTTAATCGCTGCCAGTGCCTTAGCCTCTGCCGTTTTAAGATCCTCTGCTGCGATGCCAGGCAACTGCTTAAACTTCAAAGTGATGGTTGTATTGCTACCCATGAAATTTACAGTGAAAGCACGGCCAAACACCGAAGCGGCTGCATAAGGGTTATCACTGGAAAAGATTGAGAAAGTACGGCGGAATTTCTTCTGTTTAAGCTTGTAAGGAATACTTGTTGTATCACTTGCACTTAAGCAATTTTCATCTTGAGATGTATAGCCGAATAAACGCGAAGGATCTGCAGCCTCAATCAAAGCACAAACGTCTAAAGCCTGCTGCTCAGTAAGATCCGATGCAACCACCAGGCCGTACCATTTTAACGAACCAAGGCATGCTTGAACTGCAGCTTGAATTGTTTCTGCCCCTGTACCTTCTTTGTGCCAATAGCCAATATACAATGTACGCGGCTTAGGTGATTGACCGAAATAAGCTAAGGCTGCTTTATATTCTGGATCGTCAACGCCATAATCCTCACCAACTTCGGTGATATTGGAATATGCGCGCATACGCTCAATCGCATCAATCACGCCACTGGTAGCACCGAGAATCAGCAAAGAGCCAAACGAGCGAGGTCCTGCCGCCAATGCAGCAAGGCTAATGCTGACATTTACGACATTAGAAACGGGTAATGTCATGGATTACTCCTGGTTAAATTTATTGTTCCAGCATCTAAAAATGACTTAACAGCAAACGTGCGTGATGTTTTCCGCTTAAATACGGCTGTTAGGTCATATCGATGTACAAACTGATTATTGAGAAAGTCAGGCGCGGTGATGAGCTCACCAACACTGATAAATTTGATTTTTTGCGCATTGAGTTGCGCGATGTTTTGCGGAATTGCTAGACCATCCTTAAGGACGTTTGCGATCGTTTGGCCATGATCACCATAGAACGATAGGAATAGCGTCAATTCTTCATGTCGAATTGAATCCATTGTTTCATTCTTTTGGTCGAAGTATGGCCCATCATCAGGAATTATCGACTTTACAGCGAAGGCGCACCAATCAACGCCAACGGCGGGCATTGGTGGTGGTTCGGTTTGAAATCGCGGCCGAACCATTACGCCTGGTAAAGTAGTAATCCCAACAATGAAAGCTTGAAAGATATCCTCAAGATCCTGGTCATAAGCAGATCCGCCACTAGGGGTGATATATCCCCCTGTTGCAGAATCACCCATGTTTTACCCCAGTGGCTTAAGCTCACAAATTGCTTTTACGAAACCTTGGCCATAGTGCAAGTTATCCATGACTTGAGACACGATGTAGATTTTACCCTGCCATACGATCTCATCAGCTTTGTTATTGGCATCACCTTGTATCAAAGCAAAACGGGTATGGATATTGATTGCACCCTTGATCAAGGTACCATCAGGACGGCGATCCATTTTGATACCGCTATTTGTAGTCACAACACCTGCAAAGGTGGTGGTAGATGTGGTTTCTTGCGATCGGCCGTTATTTCCCACGATCACTGTAGTACGATTGCATACAATGCCAGTATCCATAAAATCAGGATCGACAAGAACATCAGAAACATCAAGACGTGCCACGCTTAACCTCCTTGTCCTTTTTCATAATGATGTAAGTCACTGACTTTCGTAATTGGCCAGTATCGATCAGTGGTCGAACCAGATCTGTTTCTGCAGGTCCAGTTTCAAGCTGTTTAAGATACTTCTTAGCTCCTTTACGTCCACGCCGTGCACGTGCTTGGATTGTGGCCAAAGACAACGGCGCAAACTCACCATTAACGAAATATGCCCGAACTGAGTTCATGGCCACCATTCCTGCAGACTCAAGCAACATCATCATGCGCTTGTGATTACCAGTTAAAGCAGCATCAACAGCCTTAACTAGCTTATCCCCAACCTCGTCTTGAACTTCTTCAACACCAGGCACAAGAAAAGCACGATCAGGAATATTCATCGCAGGCGAGCCATTTTCCTGCAGGTAGCCAATTTGGGCATTGGTGAGGCCATCACCATCGGCTCGAGCCTCGCCGTGAGGGATACCAACGAGCACATCAACTTTTGATAACTCAGCAACGGCCTGCAAGATATCTAACATGCCGTTGCCAGTAGCCGTTACGTTACTGCTCATAACTGAACACCTCCCGCACCTGCCATCATTAACATCTGATAGAACTGAACGCCCCAAGTGGTCTGATTCCAATGCCCTGCATCCGTAATGATTACCCCAGATACATCCATTGACTTAGAAACGCTATCTACGGCCTTAGAGGTCTCATTGCCTACAATCTTCCCCGCATCACCACCAACACTGGCCGCATCCATCCCACGCTTATACAACGTGAGATAGTGAGCAATAAACAGCGTCAAACCATAATCGAGCAGATCCTCCCATCGTTCCTCATTCAGTAATTTTTTCCCAAGGTTCAAGTAAAAATTAAATTGAAATGTTGGATATTGTGCAGCATCTGCAAAGACTGGCATTGTTTCCCGAAAGGATTGCTCATCAATCATGGTTTAGGCTTCCTTTGGTTGCTCTTTGGCCTTTGGCGCTTCCTTTGGCTTGGATTCAGGTGCCTGTGCTTTGGCTAACTGGATCTTAAGATCACTGATCTCTTTATCCTTTTCCTGAACATCACCTTTCAGCTTTTCAATCGTTTTTGTGGCTTCGTCCGATTGTTCTTGCAGGATTTTAAGATCACCCTGCAATTGCTCAACCTGCTTTTGTAGTTCGCCGTTTTCAACATCTTCTTGGGTGAGCTCTTGGCAATGGGCTTTTACGAACCAGTTTTCAGCAACCTCTTGTTCTACAGACTGCAGCCCAGCTTGAAGTTTTACCGTAATTGCACGGCCATGCTCATCAGTACCAAGGTTAACAGTCAATGGACGTGAAAGGAGAATTTGTACTTGCTTACTCATGTCGCTCTCCTTACAGACCATCGGCATAGAATGCTGTCTCAGGGTAAACCCATTCAACTGCACCTAAACGGCCGTAATAAGTGGTTAATTGGCGTAAATCGCGGTATTCGACTGGCGTACGCTGTAACGGTACCATCGGGAAACGAACGCGGTTTTCTTTCTGCTCATAACACATCATGCGGTCAGTACCTGCAGTACCACGGCCAACACACCATTTAGATGGCTGGATATCTAACGGCTTACCATTCTTAGCCATAGAGATACAGTTGATTTTGATGTATTCCAGAATTGAGATGTTGCCCGCTTCCGAAACTTTACGCGTAACAATCAAACCGAATTGCTCAGGCGGCAATAACAATTTAGACGGACAAACGGCGAAAGCTGATGCAACCCAAGCGTTATACAAAATCATGTTTACATCTGCGAGAATTTCGTCTGCAGTAGCAACCGACCATTCTTTATTGACGTTGGTTGCTCCAACCTTATCCGAGTTGAGTAAACCCTTAACCCCCACAATGTCGTCACCGATATAGATCTGCTCATCGGTGTCCATGTTGTGCTTAAGGATTAAGCCGCTATGTTTTAATGCATCAACAGGACGACCAACTTGTCGAGCTGATTCGAGCTCTGGAAGTGTCCAGCCGATTTGATTGGCCCACAATGTCAACGGTTGAGCTGTTTTTCCGATATCCAACGCAATCCCCTGGATCGCATCAGCATTCTTACCTACCCAAGATTTACCCTGAGGAGATGCGCCACCAGCTGCAGCAAAGGTAGCATTTGAGAAACTCGAAATTTCATCGGCAATGGATACGTCTGAACGTAGATCAATGTCACGAGACCAAGTGACATCAGCCAAAGGCTCATGCATGGTTTGATCTAAGCGTTCTAATTCACCAACCAGAAATGCACCAGTGCTATCCACAGTCTGAGCATCAAAGGTCATCATGTGGTCACGTGTACGCGCACGTACAGGGGTTGCAGTACCCATGGCCACGGCTTGGGCGAGAGTAGTTGCAATTAATAACTTACTCATATTGTGTTTTCTCCAGGCACTAAAAAACCACCTCATTGGTGGCCGTGCGAATCAATTTTGTTTTAGATGTTGAATGAAATTTCTACGTTGCCCTTTGCATCTGCATCATGCATGAAAAATGCACTTGGCAATGCAATACTGTTTGCACCATCTGCTGCAGCTTCGATTCCACCCACTGGCTTGGCTTCGGTCCCTGCAGTGACACGTACATAAACAGTTCCACCTTTTTTGGCATTACCAGCATTACATTTCACAGTCATATAACCACGGCGTAAAACGTCTTGAATGCCATTAGGCTGAGGCACTGCTTTACCTAATTCATTTTGAGCTGATTGTGTTGGGTAAGCACGAACGAATAAACCGTAAATCACTGCCGCCGTATCAGCTGCAGCCAGTGGTACAAATTTACCTGTCGTACCATCGATCTTACCGAATAGACCAAATGCAGCGAACTGAGCACCCACAGGATGCGATTCAATGGTTGATTGGCTTTTACGAGAGACATCACCAGGGATACCGCTCGGCATGCGATATAAGAAAGCATTACTCATGATTATTTTCCTTGTTGGTTCCAGTAGGCGCGGTTACGGGCGTTAATGTCTGCAGGTGTTGGTGCAGATCGACCGAAATCACTTGTTTTAATTCCAGAACGAACACCACGGGCATTGTTCTGCTGTTTGATCAATTCGGATGCCCCTGCGAAAGCAGCATCAATTGTGTGGGTGGGTAATTTGTCAAAATCAGGATCTACCCCAACAAACGGAGCGATTGCCTTCTGGCCATCTTGTGTGGCGTATGAGGCCTTAAGCACCTGACGCTTAACATTCAGAACAGCTTTACCATTATTCGCACTATCCAAGGTCGGCATGCGATAACCAGGCGAAAGGATTTCAGCACGGGAAATAACTTCTTTTAATGAATCACCGGTATAAGACTGGACACCTTCATTAGAAAGTTTTTCGGCTTTCTCTGCCTCGGTTAGATCACCGCCGTCCTTTGTTTCTTCGTCAGGCTCGTCATCGTCCTCGGTTTTCTTTTCGGGCTCATCCGTGTCTATGGTTTTTTTATTTTCAATGGCGGACATGCGCTTATCCATGGTTTTCATGAATTTACGCATTTCAGCCTGAAACGCCGCATCACCTGTTTTGGTTTTACTTTCTCCCTCATCGTCATCATCTGTGGTTTCTTCTTCCTCAGAATCAGACGTTTTTTCTGCTTCTTCAACTGCCTGATCGACAGTGCGTTTAAGCCCAATCAAACTTTGATACCAAGGCGCTTTATTTTTAGTCGTCTTTTTAGACATAAAACTATCTCCAATTGAGCAGCGAGAACCGCATCGCCCTTTTTCAACTAATGCAATATGGTTCACCCGAATATTGCTCTGTAACCCTTTGCCCTTGCTGGTCTCTGTATAGTCAGCATCGTAGCCCAGGGAAATTTCTACTTTTCCATCGAGAACCTTTTGGATTGTCTCTTTGTCCATGACCAACAGATCAGCCATTAGAAAGTCTGAATCAACACCATCACCACGGCGAACATCTTTACCCACACCCTTGGATAGTTCTTTCCAGTTATCTGGCGTTACCCAATCGTCAGGATGGTCATCTGTTATAGGCTTGCTTTCAGCACTCGCTATGGTGATCGGATCAAATAGGACATCCTCACCACGGTAGATGATGATTAAGCCAGTATTATCTGCAGTGACAGGGACCTCGCCATCTGCATACATCAAGGTCCCAATACGTGCGATCGGAACATCACGGCATAGCAAATAACCCTCGGGGGTAATCTCCCGTGTGCGTCCTAACTGTCCAGTCGTATAGATCTCTGACCGATCAACCGTTTTTTGGTCTTTGGTTTTTTTGGGTTTAAACATGGTTCACCTTTTAATAGGCAATAAAAAACCGCCCATTTAGGCGGCTGTTAAATATCTGGTATTACTGGCTCTGCATAACACCGGCAATTCGGTAAGCATCCTGCATGACCACGCAATCGATCTAAAACAGGTGGGCTACTCCACAAAACGAACTTCCCATTCATTTCACTATGGGATGGCCTAACATCTCCATCCTCACTGGTACGCCAAATATAACCATCAGATCCAAGATTCTCGGCTCTGGCCTGCGTAAATAGACATGATGCTCGGCTGACCTCAGTCCTGGCAATTGTGTTTGCTCTGGATCTAGTGACTTGACCAGTGGCCATAATCAGACCAGCCACCTCACTGGCACGGCTACCATCGATTAACGATCTAGTCGATAGATCCTGAACGCGCTGGGCTGCTTCCAATGGTAGCGATCTAATCAAGCGGACTTGCTCATTTAGCAACTCTTGAAAGACCGCACCTGTATCAGTGTCGCGGATCTGTTCACGCATACCACGCGACATATCCTGAGCGTATATAAGCCATGTTTTCTCATCACGTAAAGCAACATCAGTAATGATTCTCCCCGCCGTGTTCTGTGCCCAAAAATGCAAGGTTTCTGCATATTGGTTTAAGGCATTCACAATAATGGGGTACTTACTAGGATCATGGACATCGAAACCCTTAACAATCGTGTCGACATAATGGGCAATCTTTCTAAGCTGCTGACTGTACCGGATCTCCATCTTTCGCGCCCGATTCGGCGTTATCCGATTGATTTGATTCTTCATCGTCTAAACGTTCCCCTGGCGGTGGTGGATCTTCATCATCAGCATCTTTAATTTCCTCGTCTGTGATATGAGAGAAAATTCCAGTGACTTCGCTTGATTGGCGTAACTCTTTAAGGGCGGTAGACCGTTTGATCAGTCCAGATTCTTCCGCTGCAGATACAGCATCGACCACATTCTTGGCCACCTCTGCTTTTTTATCGTCCCCAAGCTGCCACAATGAGGCGAATTGAAAGTCGAATGAATCAGGCAAAGGCTTGCCAACCACGGACATAGACAACACGGCATAAAGGATCTGCAACGGCGTACGCAATCGCCCCTCTTGCTGTTGATTGATATTGTCGTAATAGTTGGCCAGATCAGATTCACCAGTCGCATTTAGTCCTGCAGGTGATTGGCCAAACAGTCGAACCAAGGGAATACCCGTAGCACCCGAGATCTGCTGCCCAAACTGCAGTAGTAAATTATCGAGGCCAGTAAAGCTGTATTGGTGAGTCTCAAATTCATCCTCGGCATCCATAAGGGTCATGCCCTCGTTGGATTGCCAAATTCTGATTTGCTCTATCTGCTTTACTAATGCATCAAAAAACTGACCACCCTTTGCAATGATTGCGCGTAACCCTTTGACCTTGTACGTGCGTAAATGCGCCTTATAGACCAACTGGCCAGCGCCTAAAGTGGCACTATCAAAAATGGTCAGACGATCTAATAAACGCTCTATGACCGATTGACCCCAAAGGTTTTCTGTAATTGATTGATTGTATGGCAGCTCAACGCCGTCCATACGAATTACACGTGAATAATGGATCTTCTGGTTACACATGCCGACTGAATCATTAATCACATCATAGTATTTAGGCATCCCATAATGTGGACCATATTCAGTGACCAGATCTTGCATAGATGGCTGAACCATCCAACGGTCTAAAACCAATAAACCTTTAAATTGACCTTTACCAACGGTATTGGTATTTAACGGCGTAGAAACGTTCTGGCCGTCAATCAACATTACAGCAATTGTTCCCCCGTAAAGGCGTGACCACTTAATTGTCTTATTAAGCCGATCCCATACCTGTAGGCGGTCCATCTCTTGGTCGATCATCTCGCCATCTTTAGGTGAGCTAAATCCTTTAATGTTGCAGCCCTTTCGGGTCATATCATCAGCGACAACATCAACGACTTGGCCAACCACCCAAGAAGTGCGATACATTGCTTCGAGTTTCAATCGATTGCGGCTTAAGTAGTTGAACCCATAACCTGACTGGTCATGCTGGTTTCCTGAACCCAAGCCAACGCGAGCGGCGAAGTTTTGAAAACTGTCCGCCGTAAATTTTAAGAGTCCCATATTTTTCTCGTATTAAAGCTTGCCCCAAACACTTAAGGCTGCAATCTGCGGGTTAAAACAAATCATGACGCTATCAGCTCGGTTCGGTGATGCCGTACCGTCTGGTTGCTTGTTGACCAAGATCTTACCCACGCCGTTTTTGGTATATGTAGGCTGTGATAGCTCAGTGGTGAGCAATTCCAGCTCTTTCGTATTGATATGCTTACTGGATAATGAAATGATCATATCCGGATCATACTCACGGCCTTCCAGTGCTCTAAATGTTTCCTGGAAGCGCAAACGCAAGGACCACCAAGACTGGGCTTTAAGATTTGCGAAATAGTCTTTATTGAAACGGCCTTCCACCATTTGCGCATCTGGCTCAAATACAGAACCAGATCCTCGGAAAGCCTCCACATCAACCTCAGTTAATCCTTTTTCCCTACGGATTTCGTTGATTACACGGGCATCACCACGACAACCAGCTCCGAGACCATCAGCATCGTAGAACAATGTATCGATTGATTGATCGACACTTAAATCCATGGCCTTTTGAGTGGTACCAAAAATATCATCGCCTTTGCCCGACCATGTATCTAAATAGGTCATAACAACGCCGTGACGCAAAGCAATTGAGTTCTTATCTTTACCCTCATCCGCAACGTCCAGACCTGCAATACGATCACCAGTAGGCTCAATGCCAAGCTTCACATGTGCATCTAATGCAAGCTGTACCCATGTGGATGGAATTAAGACACCTTCAACCGATGCGGCATAGTTAATATCGACTTCCTGAGCAAGGACCACATCATCCAATGTGGCCAGTTGCTTTTCATACCACGGGTGGATAAGTTTCCCGTTATATTCAACGGTCCAATTCTTATCGGGGTTAGCTCGCCAAGGCATCGAAAAAACGGCGTAACGGCCGCTAAATCTATCCTGGTGAAATCGATCGCCAATCCCGTTCGGTGTAGATCCTTTGATATGAACGTTCGTGTTTTGCGATATAGCTGCATCAACAGCCTCTTGTCGCTCTACGAATGCCCATTCATCAAGAAAGTACATTGTGGTACGTCCACCACGGCCAATATTATCGCCAGCCTCTCCGGTAATGGTTGCGCCATTGTCGGGATTGATAATCCGCATATAGTTATCATGCACTTTCTCGACAAAGCCCTTAGGCTTCATCCAGTCGGGCATTTTGCTGAACATATCGCGGAATTTATGGAATAGCGTTTTCGGGTCGCCCTTCTTATCGACTAACTCCTCCTTACGGCTACCCACACCACCTGCAAAGCCATCAACGAATAACCACCGATGCAGAAAATACCCCAGTACAACATAGCTCATCCCCTCGTCACGGGATTTTTCTATTAAGCCATGGGTCTGTGTGTTCTCTCGCTCTAATAGCCATTCGACCAATTCAACTTGCTTGGGACGCAATACAAAAGGAATATTTGCAGGTAGACCAAATGACATGCCGCGCGGATCGTATGTCCAGATCCAGTGATTGAACCAATGAATCGGATCTGTACGGCACTTATATAGCTCAGCTTGAATGCTTAGTTCGTTCTGCTCAGCTACAGCCTTATAGTAGTAACGCCGTGACATTTCGGCCACAACATCAGGCAACCGTGTATTAATCGTCCACTGTTTGATTAATGGCGCAATCTCATCAAGTGCATAAGTCATTTCTTACCTGTCAGTGCTAAACGAGAAAGTTCCAATGGTGTAAGTTTGGATAATTCATCTGGTGTAAGTATTGGATTAACTGGCGGCGTTTTATCTGTACTTTCAGTTTGAATTGCACCACCTCCCGCACCTGTAATTTCCTTGCGATTGGTATATAGCCCACCAACTTCTTTTGCTGCCTGTTCTAAGAATGCTGGAAGTAGTACTGGGTTTTCCTTGTATTGTTCATGATCGACTAGACGCTGTAATCTCATTAATCTGTAGGCAATGTTAGCGATGGGAATAGCTTTGACATTTTTATTTATATCTTCACGAACTCTATAAAACTCTTTTTTAAATTCCTCACTCAAGTCCTGCCCTGTTCGCTTAGTTGGGTCATATGCTTCACATTGCTGTTTTGTCACAGAAATCCCAAATTCTTCTTGGACGGCCTTTGCTGTTTCTGTGGGTGTATCAAACATCGCAAGCGACCGTACTATATAGAGTTTCACCCTCTTATTAAGTCTTGCCATTTATCTATATCCGTCCAAGTACGTCCAAGAAGAATGGCAAAAAAATTTAAACCACTCTCAAAAAGCATGTTCCACACGCATTGTAGATATCAGCCCGAGATACCTCAGGTCGTTGCTTAGCTGCATCAATCATCTGCTGAACTTCCTTGTTTGCCCCATAACGGCGAACTACACCAGTGAACTCTTCCACATCATGGGCTTGCATTGTTAGATTAGGTTTGCCTGTCTCACGATTGTATGAAGGGATACCATATTGATCTTTTTTATGGGTAATATGATAAAGCTCATGTTCAATTAAGGCGCAGAAATCAATATCATTTGCCTGTTGAGCGTATGTAGCATCTATTGTTATTAGATAATCTGGCAGATCATTGAACCATCGATAAAACTGTTCTTCCTGGCGTTCCTTCTTCCAGCCACTTGCATTGATCATGATTTTTTCAGCCGTGCCAGCAACATTTCTACCCTGCTTTTTATATCCAGCTCTTGCCCACATAACGGCTATCTGTGGATAGCGGAATAAACCTAAATGGCTGTGATCTGGATTAAATAACTGACTTTCTGGATTTAAAAAGTTGGCTTTAATCCATCGCCAAAGTTCTGGTGCAGGCAGAAAGTCTGGTGTATCCATCAAAAAAATATGTTCAGGTGGATATGGCCTTGCCTTAACCACAAAACCAATTTCATTTTTCATAGTCAAACTCTGATATCACGGCGACCTTTCAGCCAGGATAGTTTTTCAACGGCTAAAAAAAATCGCTCATCTAATTGAGCGATCTGTTCATCTGTCAGGCCTTTGGTTGTACAACTACCAACATGCTTTAATTCTTGCTCGGTTTCCCGTATCTCATTATCAATATTTTGGCTCATGGTTTCTCCAAATCCGAAAAAAAGCCCCGCCAGTAATAAGACTTTTGGCAGGGCTTTTATGTGCCGAAATACGCTCGGCTAGTAGACTTTTATTTAGAAATACAACATTAGTGTTTTCCGATAAGTAAAGATTTCATTATTTTCTATATAACGCGTAACCTACTAAATTTTTTTTTGTTGAATGTATTGATTCAACTATTGAGCTTCTATAAGAATAAATTTTAATATTTAACTCTTCTAAAGACTCTTCTGTATGATTCATTTTATTTAGACTTAGAGTCATAATTCTCCCTAAATTAAATAAATCAAGCATTAATTTTCGATCTTTCGCAAAAATTAAATTATGAAAATCCTTATCAGCTTTAGCATCTGCAATAAAAATCATAGAATATAAAAGATTATTCTTTTTTAGATTTAAAACTTCAAACTTTTGCTTAATATTATTTTTAAGAGTTTTTTTCTCATCTTCATTTAATTTATTTAAATCTGACCCTTTAAATAAACTAAACACATCATCGATCAGAGCTAAAATTTCATTTAAAGTTATCATCGAATTTTTAGCTTCTATTGCAATAACTTCTTTTTCTTTTTGCTTATGCCAAACCAAATATACTATTAAAGCCAATATAAAAGGTGTAAGTGCTTTAAAAATATCAAAACCTTTTGCAAAATCAAAATCATTCAAAATAAATTTCCCTAAAATTATTTTTGTGAGTTTAATTATAACAACTAGTTATTCGTAAATGAACAAAAGCCCGCATATGCGAGCTTTGGAAACCTTAGAGGGCATCTAATTAATAAAACGCCCATTATAGAAACACTTATACTGAACCGTTCTGTCTCTGTCAAGTAAGTGAAATTTCATCTGATTTAAAATGGAACGATCTCGCCAGGCTATCACGTATGTTTTTCTCCCAATTCTCAATTGTGGCCTCTGCAATAAGTTCATAAGGTTCATATCGCTCTGAGTATCCAGACTTTGAAACCTTCAATTTTGCGATCGTTATTTTTTCATGCAACGTGTACGGACGTTTACCTGTATTTCCACATTTGTCACAAAATTTAGAACCGTCTGGAAAACCCTTTTCGTTAAACAGCTCAAGCTTCCCTAATCCTTGGCAGTGGCCACACATTGCTTTTGTGAATAATCGGCCACGCAAAACGACCTCAGCGATACCTTTGGCCACATTTGATAAATCGCCCTGACAATTGTTGGGCTTAAAATTCTTCTTGATCATTTCTCTATGGATCTTAGAAGTCAGGACATTACGAACACGAAAGAAATCCGCAGAATTGATATCCCCTTTTTTAATCTCCACTTTCCCTGGCACTTCACCAATACGCTTTTTTCGCTCAACGCCGTTGATGATCCTGGTCTCATAAATTTTCTTAGACTCAGTCACTACTGCTATTCGTTCAAAATCAACGCGCTCGAGGAGTAGCTCCGCCCATTTCTTTGTTTGTGAAGGCATCAAAGCTATTTCACCCAAAACCACATCCTTTGTTATTTTCCCCTTACCGTTAGATTGAGCAATCGCAAGCCGTAATAATTCTAATAAATCAAATTTTTCAATTAACATTTCTGTCTACCTATATTTCTGTGATGCTTATCCCATGAACCGTATTCATGAGATGTTTTTTGGTGCGATAGCTCGCTAACTTTCGAGTTGCTGCAGACTTAACATCCTCGACAATGCATTCGCCTGTGATGATGTAGTAAGTGAAATCAGCGAAATAACGTATTGCTGGCTTTGCTCTCTTTTCCCCTTCAATTTTGGTCTTAGGTGCAAGTTCAAATTTTGTGTGATGTTCTAACCCGAATATCTCCCCTTTTTGCTGTAGCGCTTTAAGCTCGATGTATCGCTTGTATTCTTTCTTGCTGTCGAAAGTCATTCCATCCAATTCAACTTTTTGGGCATTGAATTTATTGCGCTTCAATTTTTTTGCCTTAAGTTGTTTTAGGATCTCAAGGCGATATTGATCAAGACTCATTGATGTCATAAATCAGTTAATCCTTTCCAACTTTTTCAAAACAACCATCTAATCCATAATAAAAAACTCCACGTTCATCTTTTGCCTTGAGTATGGATTTACCAGATCTAATACCCTGCTTAATCGCAACCAGACGCAATTCACCTTTTGGCTTCCATCCAGCTTGGATCTCTGCATCAGGATCAGGTTTCACTAGATCACCTACACGCAAATAACTCATGCTGCAGCTCCTTTGGTTTGTTTAAAGCCCAGTTCGAATAAGTACGGGATAAATGGTTTTTGTTGAACAGGATCTGTTAACAGTGTGGCCATGCGTATAGCTGCTTCCTGCCATCCTTCGCCACGTCCACAAAATGAATCTTTGATCTCAGGATGAAAAACCAATTGTCTTGCGAAGGTGTACAGCTGCTTGTCTGATGCAAAGGTAATCACGTCAGAGTTGGTGTTTTCAGAAAGTGATTGCTGGCCATTAGAATTTTTGTTTTCAGAAAAACGTTGTGCTGGTGTTTTCATCTTCGCGTATTTCACACGAGCCTTAAGCATCCACTCAGCAAAGAATCTAACCATGTCAGAATCAGAGTGATTACGATCCTGGTTAAATCCATTAAACGCGCTTAGCTCACGTTCAAACCAGGAAGCATTAAAAATCTCGTCGGTATCGAATGAGTTATCGATAGAACAAATTTCTAATTTCAAATTTTCCAAAACAAACCACGTATTTTTTTTATTTTGATTAGTGTGTTTTGATAGTGTGTTTTGTGTGTTAAACGCTTTAACTAGCAATGGTAAAACGCTTTTACTAGCACTAGTTAAACGGTTTAACTGGCTAGGGTTTTCTAGGTAGTTAAACGCTTTTACTAGCAAGTTTGATTTATGCGGAAAATTTAAGCGGGGTTTTTTGCTTTTTCTGCCTCTGTTTGATTTTTTTGGAATAAGTTTCTGGTAGTTAAACGTTTTAACTAGCTGACCTTTAAACGGCGTTAATACTTGAATCAATACGCCGCTTTTACCAGGGAAATTAATTAAGGTCCCAACGTTATAGTTATCGGTTAATGAAAATACATTCCCGTGTACTGATTCACGATGGAACTTTACTAATCCAACTTTTACAAGTTCTGTAGTGCATTTAACAACTGTAGGGCGACTCTTCCCTGATAGCTTCTCTAATTGAGATATAGATAGTGCATCCTCCTCCTTATTCCAACCACGCGTTTTACGGTTAATGATTAGATAAATCTTAACCGCAGGATCTGAGATCTTGTTCATTGCCTCATCAACAAACGCATTTGTTACTTGAAATGAATTTGGGGTGTATTTACTCATACCTCACCACCTTGCTTATATTTACCTCGTCTATAGCGAACGTCATAACAAGCTTTACACGTTGCAGAATATTGCTTCACTTTTTCACCATTGCGATTAGCCCATTGAAACCAAAAAAACTCATCGTCTAATGGGTAATATTCTTTACATTCAATACAGAGCTTCTCAATTCCGAGCTCAGTATTGATTTTTTTAGGTAATGCAGCTGTCATTCTTCACCACCCTGGTCTTTGACCTGTATAAAGCGGCCAAACATAATGATCCGATTTGCTCTCAATAAACTGGTGATGACTAGCCCAGCATCGCAATAACTCATACGGTGGGTTTGGTGTAATGCCTCGACAAGCTCATCACGTGTTACTGCAGCATTTGCCTCATCACGATTTATTCTGCGCAAATTGGCCCTTCTTACTTTCAGATAACTGTTTAAAGTTTCAATTGCCGGCTCATGCCAGGATTGGATTGTTTGAGCATGTTTTAGTTGCGCCATCTGTTGCTTGTTTGAAATGCCGCTATTTGATATATTTGTCATGTTCTAGATTTCCTAATATTCATGAACGCTAACCGCTAACCTGGTCCAACAGGGAAGCGGTTTTTTAATATCCAAATTCCGCTAAACGCGGTGCAATTGATGCAAATTGGTAGTCATTGATGTCTGCAGAGTGCGTAATCTGCATACGGGCCAAAAAGAAAATTGCTTCTACAAATTTCTTGTCATAACACTCATAGCTAGCAGGAATAACTTTTAGTCCAAGCTTGTCCAATAGAACGCAAAGTGTTTCAAGATCACTCAATCCATTGATTTTTTTATCGTTCTTGAACTTTGATAACCAAGGCCCATCGAATCCAATTTCCTCGGCTAATGTTGCATTTACTACACCCGCAAATGATTGCAAAATGAGTGATTGAGCATTTCTAGCTCTTGCACTTAATTCAATAGATACTTTGCTCATAGTTATTCCTAAACATTTAGACCTGAAAGATCAGCCTTTAACTTGCCATCAGTTAAAATCTGAATTCGAGCTTGTGTATCAGTAGGGATTCCTAGGCGCTTCCACTTACTAATTGTTCCTTTAGTAACTTTCAAAGGGGTATGAGTAAGTTGGAAGTCCTTTTTCACCCCGTAATATGTCTTTAGATCATCTACAGTCATTACTACCTCATCAGGTTTAAAGTTTCCATTAGTAAACCATAAGTTTCTTATGATATCAATTGAATTGTTTACTATTGGAAACATTGGTAAACAGGTATTATTCATATGAGCGAAATCAACGATCGTATTATTAAAAGAATGAATGAGCTCAAGTTAAGACAAGTGGATCTCATAGAGCTGACTAAGGCAAAGAAAGGTACAGTTTCAAAGTGGATTTCTGGAACCAATACGCCTAGCGTTGAATTTATGCCTGTTTTAGCAAAAGCACTTAAGACAACAGAAAAATGGCTTATGACTGGCGAAGAAGATCCATTCAATAAAAGTAATTCAGGAATTTATCCTAGTGCAGCTAAATTGGCACCTGTATTGTCATGGGTTCAAGCTGGTGTATTTACTAATGTGCAAGCTGTTGATTTGTCTTTAGTTGAGGAATGGTTACCACTTCCAGATGAATGTACAAACTGTTTTTATTTAAAGGTTCAAGGAATAAGTAATAGTCCCACATTCTTGGAAGGAGATTATATTTTAGTTGATCCCGATGTTTATTATGGAGATATGCAGTCGGGTGATATGATCGTAGTTAGAAAATTTGATGATGCCACTTTCAAAAAACTGGTCATTGAATCTGACAATACTCGATACCTACAAGCACTTAATCCAGAATTTAAACCTAACATTATTCCACTCGATGAAAACTGTCATTTTGTAGGTCAAGTTATTGATTGTATGCGTTATACATATAGAGTAAAACGAAGAACTAGAATTTCTTAATTGAAGAATCATTGAAGCCCGCTTTATGCGGGTTTTTTAATATCCAAATTTATTAGTTTCCAAGAATACAAACAAAAAGTTTCTTTCAATAAACTTTTTATTGACATATAGGTTTCCTTCGGTAAACTAAATCTCATAGACAGCAAAAAGCCCCGAAATCTTGGCGGATGGACGGGGCCTTTCACTTACATGAGGTTCATTATGGAACAAAATGTTTTAAACCACAATCGCAACTACGCAATGGGCAAGAGCTTGTTAAAAAATTGCACAGTTGCAGCTCTTGGAATTGGTGCTTTGACTGGTGCTTATGCATTGGTTACTAAGCCAGTCGAAATAGCACCCTCTTATAACTACGCCAACACTGAATCAACTTACGGCGTGTTAGCAGTTCAAATCACACCTGAGCAACACACTGGCCAAGCGGTCGTTAATCTTGATGGTTTTCGAGTACATGCTAGCTTTGATTTTGAATTAGTTGCTGATGATAACGGTCAGTTAGGTAGCAATGAAGAAGCTGTATATATTTATAATTTTGCCGTAGACCAGGTATTCACCCCTAATGGTGATAACTACGGCGATTTCACAAACGCTGATGATATTAGAAACATGATTTCGATTATCACCGCCCACATCGAAAAAAACAAAATGGCTCGGGGGTGATCATGATTACTAAATTCACTACCCCTTTTAGCCAGTACCTTTGCAAAGATAAAGATGGTTTTTACAACGTTCGCCTTGGTCCAAAAATTTACTTGGCCAAGCTTTCATTGAACTATACGCCTGACTTTGACAAAGAGTTCTTTGGCGGTGCCCAGGACCAAAAATTCGATTGGTACTCAATCCGTGTTCGTGATTCGCAAGATGGGGAATTACGCCAGATCACCACCGATGATCTATCTAAGACATGGTTTAAAGGTGCATTAAAAAAGGTAATTAACTATCAAAGAGCTATAGAACGCACGGCACGCAACAGCCAAGGTTCACGTTATAGCGCAAATCAACGCACCTCATACAACAACGCACAATCTAATTAAGGGGATCTGTCATGAGTCAACAACAATCGCAATCTGCTGAATTAGATGTGTTACGCACCATTCAACAGGAATTAAAAGCACCAAAGAGCAAATATAACAGCTTTGGTAAATTCCATTACCGTAGCCTTGAGGACATTTTGGAAGGTGTGAAGCCATTTTTACTACAACATAACGCATCCCTTGTCCTTACTGATGAGGTACAAGAAATTGGATCTGTAGTAGTGCTTACTGCTAAAGCTGTGTTTACCGATGCAAATGGAAAACAAACTGTAGTCACTGCCCATGCAGGTGTAGACATTAATAAGAAAGGTATGGACGTTGCTCAAACCTTTGGTGCTTCAAGCTCATACGCCCGTAAATATGCTCTAAACGGCTTGTTCCTTATTGATGATACCCAAGATGCAGATACTGATGCTTACCAGCAACAGGCCGGGTCTCATGCCTCAAACAATCAACAAAACAATAATGGCCAGAACCAACAAAGATCCAATGGCCAGAATAATCAGCGTGGGAACAGTCAGCAAAACCAGCCAAACGCAAAGCCTCTGGCCGATCGTTATCAAGATGCACTTGTAGCCATCAAGAACGCCAAGAATCCACGGACTCTAGATACAGCCATCGAAACCTTTAAGGGAACAACTTTCTTTGTTGGTATCAACAATGCCTGCCGTGCACGTGCAGATCAAATGGGATGGTCTCAAGGTAATCCCATGAATGGCCAAAACACTAATATGCATCACTAGGACTAGACCATGAAAAATATTTTGAATGCTCAAGATGCCTTTGCAGCTCTACAAAAGGGTAAAAACCTTCTATGTCGTTTTAAAGAATCCGACTTCATGGAACTGGACCAATTTCCTGCAACTGTGTTCGGTTTGCCTGATTATGAATTTTGCATTGATATTGAAAAAATCGAACTTTCAGGTTTCACATTTACTAAGCCATTCGAATTAGATGAGCTTGTTGATGATCAGGATATATTTGTTATCGACTTTACTTGCTCACATGTTCTCAAAGGAAAATACAACAGTAAAAATAAACAATTGGTTGGGATGGTCGAAAATGGACTGGTCCAACGAAGTATATTTGATGCTGAAAGTCAAATCCGTGCTTTCCATGGTGTAATTGGTGTGCACAACGGTGTAATAGTGCGATTCGAGGACTTTTCTGGAAAACGATTAAAAGCAGATAGTCGCACTGAGCCAAAACAAATTCGTAAGCGTGAAAGCAAAAAGGATGCTGTAGATCCACAGATTGAACACAACAAAGATCTTGTTATAGATGCAATCGCTACATGCTTGACTACTGAGGATGTTGAAAGCACATGTTATGGCCTGGATAAAAATGGATTCAATGATTCACAGCTTGAAGCAATAAACGCTGCCAAGCTAGCAAAGCTAGATCAGTTAGCACAAGAAAAGGTTGCGGCTGAAAGCGAAGATCATGACCTGTTTATCCAGAATAAACTTGAGCCTGAATTGTCGGTACTTTGTGATGCGTTTGTTTCTGAAATTAATAATGTAAACAGTAAGATTGCATTAAACGAAGTTCGCCGCCGCATTAATTCAAATGATGAATTATCAGAAGTTGAACATGCTGAGTTAGCAACACGTATCAATATAAAACTAGCATCATTTGAAGAAACCAAACTTGATGACGTTCATGAACCAAGAAACGAAACTGGCCACTATTTTGATCAAGTTAAGAAAGAGACTGCAGAGTGGAATACACAACTTCAAGATCTTCTAGCTCACCTTGAAAATACGAAAACACCAGAAGAAGCAAATGCCTTGGTTCGCTACACAAAGACGTGGACCGAAGATCAACGTCAACCCCTGCTACGTGCAATCAGTCGCCGATTACAAGAGTTTCAGAACCCGAAACCTATTGAAAAACCTTCTTTAGCTGTTCAAATCCAAAACGCGCCAGACCTAACCACATTGGATGCTTTGGAAATCGATGTTTCATCCCTTGATGTTGTGATTCAACCAGAAATGTTGCGCCTAATCACCACTCGCCGCCTGCAGCTAGAAAAGGCAGCTAATGACGAGAGCCAAGCATCATGAAGTTCAACTACTCAACCAAAACCCGAATACTTTACGTATTCGGTGGGAATATGACGCACATTTTCCAAAATGTGAATGAATCAGAAGTTACGGCGTTGGTAGCCAATGCCAAATTTAAAGAATCTATTTGGAGAAAATAATGAAAAACAACACTCAAAAGGGTTTCGTATTGGTACCGGTTGAATTAAGCCAGGAGTCAGCTACTCAGCGAGCAGAAGAACAATTTGTAGAGAATTTAGAATTCTTTAAAAACATGAACCGCTACTGTACTGCTCAAGAGCTAGAACGATTAAAGATCCGTTGGATTGAGAAACAGGCAGCAAATCTTCAATTTCAATATAGAGCAATGATCAAAGTAGTTGGGAGAGCATCGTAATGAGTACATTGAAACATTTAAATAAAGTGCTATTTGAACAACTAGATAGGCTATCAAGTGCTTCTAAAGAGGAACTAGTTACAGAAGTTGAACGTGCTCAAACAATGGAGTTGATCAGCGAGCAAATCATTAAAACCCATACTACCCAACTAGAAGCTGTAAAACTGGTGGCTCAATACAAGGGCTTAGATGACAATCAAGTAGCGCCAACGCTTATAGTTGGATATGAGGGATAATATGCCAAAAGGTTTCTCAATAAAATATACGACCGAACAGTTAGATTTCATCAAGTCAAATAGATATCTTAGCCGCAAAGAAATCACAGAAATGGTCAACATTAAATTTAATACTAATTTTACTGTTAGGAATATTGAGTATTTATGCACTCGAAATAAATGGTCTTGCGGTAGAACTGGGCAATTTAGCAAAGGAAACATACCTTACAATAAAGGCACAAAAGGTATTTCCAAGTCTAATAAGACAAGTTTTAAAAAGGGTCACAACACTTGGATAAAAAAACCTATTGGCTATGAGTGCAATACCCGCAAAACTGGCTATATTTTTGTAAAAACAGAAAATGTGAAGTCTTTTATTTCTAAACATCGATTAGTTTGGGAACAACATAATGGTCCTGTTCCTAAGGGTTATATTGTTGCGTTTAAAAATATGAATAAAAAAGACTGCCGGATAGAAAATCTGATTCTAATGTCTAAATCAGAAATGGCTCGGTACTGTCACAGTTTCCGCAAATTGGCCACTCAAGAAACAAATGAAACTTGTCTACTTATGGCCAAAGTTAAATCTAGAACACACAAGGTAATTAAAGGCGGTGCATCATGAATGAATTAACAGCAAAAGCCGCTGATGTGATCATTAAAATTTGTGGTGAGTTGGTGGTTGATAACATCAAGGGTGAAAAATCTTGCTCGGCATGGCGTGTTCAAAAGATTGAGAAAATTGAAGAATGGGCGAAGGCTATTCGTGATGCTCACAGATCCACAGCCCAAACAGTTAATAAGGAGGCTTAA